CTTCTTTGGCTGCCTGCTCCAGCAACTGGGCAGTCAGCGCCATGTTCTTCATGTTCTCGGCCTTCTCGGCCATGCGTCCCAGCGTGCGAAGGCGATACGCTCGGTTGGCGATCGGGATCTCTGCCGTATCTTCGCGAAACCTCTTGCGGGTGTCGTTGAACAGCGTCTGCCACTTCACGTGCAGGTTGCGTCCAACGTACTTCGTTGGGTCGTATGCCTCGCACTGCTGGCGGGTAACTTCGAGCCCGAATCTTTCTTTGACGGACGCCACCACTTGCGATGGCGTGTCAAAGCAGGCGAGAGCCTGTACGACAAAGGCTTTCACCTCGTCTCTGAGTGCGGCCATAAGTGGGCATCCGTCAAAGTACTGTCAAAGTCAGGCCGACTTGAGCAGACAGGTTCCGCAGGCCCTCGATATGTTCAATTTCCCCACCTCAGCAGGATTGTTTGCAGCGTCCACCAGCTCTTGCACTTGAGGGTTTGCCCCATACCGACGCACCACACCGACGAACTCTTCAACGTCGTGTCCGCGCATCTCAAGCTTGGGCAAACCTTCCTGGGTGAACTTGGGTGCGCCGTACTGATCGGTCGCTTGAGCAATGTGATAGAGCTCATGTTCGACCAGTGCGCAGAAGTCAGCGTCGGAACAGTCGGCGCAGTAATCGGCAGCCAGTGTGATGATGTAAGCCGGCACGTCGCCGAACCAATCCAGCATCTGCTGTTCCATCCGAGCCTTCTGCCAACCACCCGCGCGGAACGCTACCTGTTCGGCCTGGCCCAGGACTGCGCGGCCCTGCTTGTTAAAGCTCGAAGACGCCCACATGACCCGGACGTCTGCGTCCATTAGGTGGACATGGTCTGGGTTGTGGATGCTGCCTGTGTCGGCAAGGATCTCGGCTTGGAGCCATTCCCACACTTCGGGAGCTGGAGACAGGCGGATGCCGATATCACCAACGTCTAGCCGCTCTATGAAAACTTTTGGAGGAGACGGTCGGCGCATGGCAAACCTCAAAAACGTCAAGAACCAATGTTCTTTACATAAGAATTAATGTTCTGTAGCATAGAACTTGCGCAAAGAATTGGACTTCGCGCCCACCCTTGAGGCTTTACCTATGCCCGCTATTTCCTTTGATATCCCCAACGACCTGCTCATCGAGATCAGCAACAAAGCTCAGGCTGATGGTACCGATTTTACCGATACTGCTATTGCGCTAATGCGGACTGGCCTTTCCACTCCGGCTATTCAATCCCTTGATCCTAATGAGGTGAAAACCCTTGTTGCTTTGATGATTGAGCGGGCTGAGGCATATGCCAAGCACAGTCTTTTCACGACTCAGGATCTGCTCAACGAAATCGAATGGCACTCATTCAAAGCGGCTTCTAGAAAGTCCGCCGGCCGCGGGTTTAGCAAAGCGGTGCAGGACCACGACGTGGATGGCGTGCGCTATACCGGAAAGAAGACAATTCAAAACAAAAGTATCTACATCCGTGAATAAACTGCGTGATGCAGATGACTTGTGCCGCACTCGCCTGCGGCCCACCTACCCAAGCCTGCCTGGATCAATGATCAGTGTGCGGATCGTGCCGCCGGCGTAGACGTCGCGCTTGGTGGCCACCTCGACAGACTCTTTAGCAGTTGCCCCCATATCCATCGCAGCGAGTGTTCCCGCCCGCAACCGATAGCAAATGAAAGCTCCATCCACACCTCGTACAGCCAAAACCCGCTCTCGGCGTCGCGACCAGTCTGGCATTGGTGACGACTAGACCATTTTCATCGAGCGGCTTATCGCTGTCCTTCACCCCGAAAAACTCGTCCATCAGGGCGGCAAAGTCCGCACCACAACCCGTGAACAGGAGCTGATGCCCATTCCTATGGGTGAGCTTCTCGTAATCGTCGTGGTCGATGAGTGAGCCGCGAGTCACTCGCGAATCGTATGCGATCACACCGTCTTTGTAGGCAATGGTCGTCATGCGATAAAACTCCACGAAGTCGGGGGGGTGAGAGCAACTGCACAGGGTTGAGATGAATTGAAAAGGCCGATACCCGATGCTGGGTAGGTATCCACTTTTCAGGCAATACTTATGCGCAACTGCATTCGAACTATCACCCTCATCACCCTACTGCTGCTTCCCGCTTCAACTCACCATGATGCTGGTCTGCACCTGGGCGTGCCCGTGCAGCTCAGCGACGATCAGGCCTTGCGGCAGTCCAGCAGCCTTGGCAGCGTCGATAGCCTTGATCGCGATATCCAGTTCGGTCACAGCCTTATTGATATCAGGGCTCATCGGCAGCGCGTGGCGCAGCGAGTTACATTGTTCATCAGGTGTATGGATCAGCTGGTTTGGCGATCGAGCGAACGAACCACATAAAGCCCTGCTGGAGATTGGTCTTGGCCAACTCCAGCAGTAGTGGGTCAACACCTTCAATCTGGCCGATCTGTTTGAACAGTTCGCCGGCGTCGGCTTCCAGCGCCTTGATCGAGTTCATGCCGTCGATTTCAGACTGGGTCAGGTCGCGGTAGCCGGTAATCTTCTCGTGCTGATTGTCCATGCTGCTCTCCTCGTCGCGTGTCGCGACACAATTTGCACTCTCGCGAACGTGTCGCGAACTACTTGCTCTGACGGCGCCTAATTTGCGCGTCTACCTGATCTGCGCACGTGTCGAGCAGCTTGATGGCCTGATCCTTCAACTCCCACACGTCACCGTTTAGGCGAAGGTCGGCTTCGTCTTGGTCCACCCGCTCGCAGGGGATCAGCTCAGGGGCTTCAATTCTTACGGCCTTTGTCTGGGTTACCACTGCCGGCTTTACCGCGCAGGCCGTCAGGCAGAGGCTGAGCAGCCCAATCACGAACAGGCTTGCTGTTGCGTTTGAGTTCTTCAAAGTTCTTCTCCGCCTTTCTGGCTTTGGCTTGGCTGGCCTGTAACCGCTTGTTCAAGTCTTTCTGGTAATCGGCGTTGCGCTGGGCTTCGGCGCGCAGGGTGGTGATCGTGGCCTGGCTTTCGAGGTTGGCGTCGACCGCCTTCTTCTTCTCGCTGGCTTCGAATTCCACCTCCCCGCGAAGGGCGACGACTCGCGACTGCTGGATCCCTATGAGGAGCAGACCGACCAGGGCGATGATAATTGCTGCAGCGAAGGTCTTCATGCGGCATCCGCCTTGCGACCGAGGAAGCGCGTCACCAGCTCGCGAATGGCTGTCACGCCGAGGAAGCCGATCGTGCCACCGGCAGCGACCGACAAACTGGAAGGCCAGGCCATCCACTCGATAATGCTGGACGCGACCAAGCTCAGCGATCCACAGATCAGCGCCTCGAACACAATCCGGCGCTTACTGGTTTCCTTCGCGTCGTACATGACTCGAAGCAACGATACGGTGATGGACATGATCACGCCCTGCCAGAGCGGATTGCTCAACGCCAGCCAGATCTTGGCCCATGTGTCTGGCTTGTCAGGCATGTTTGGCATCCGGGTTGCCTCCCCCTTGGGGAGATTGATAAATCCGGCGTCCGCTGCACTCCCAGCTCGGGGCAATGGGCGTGGGGAGCCGAAAACGAAAAGCCTCCGCGAATGCAGAGGCCATGAATAGGTGCGCTCGTCTTTCCGAGCTGTCGGCCAAAGACTCTCCCAGCGTCGACGCCCCTTTGCATCGATATCGCTGTTCCTGTCTCGCGCCACCCTGAAAGCATTGTGGGGTCAGAGTGCGCGGGCTGCCGGCGTTGTTCCGTGCGTCGCACTATCCGGCTATCGACGTCCAGGCCTCCCCGAGGGCAGCTTGGCTACAGGTAAACTTGGGGCATAAAAAAGCCCCGCTCGGTGGCGGGGCCAATGCTAAAGGTGTTTCACCAGTGCCAGCGTTCAGGCACGAAATGAGAGCCTATTAGACCTGCAATTGAGCCGATCAGAACCCCCCAGAAATCTGCGTTAAACAATGCACTGGCAGGAATCATCTGGCGCGCTTCCAACAGCAATGCAAAATCTCGCGGATCAGTTCCGAAAACCACGCGCCAGCCATGCGGCACGATTAGCAGGAACAGCGCGAAGCCCCCAGCAACCCAGTACGGCCAGGCACCATCGAGCCGGAAGTGCTTTTTCGCGGCGAGCATCCCGCCAACCAACAGAAAGGCCCAAAGCCCGGTGCAAACGGACTGCCACAAAAGACTTGCACCATCTACAAATTCAGAAACCATCGAACCTCCGTCAATTTATTGAATACGAATAAAGAACAATAAATTGACGGCTACAGTAATAGCAATACGCCACAAACAAAAAACCCGGCTCAGCGGCCGGGCTCAGGAATTCGCGTGCGTTTTCGCGTTACTTGTGCACTATGAGAAAATTACCCCATAAAGCCCAACATAGCAACCGATTTATGCCGCCTCTTCTGAATTTTCAGAATGAATCACCTGCCATACAGGCTGGAGTGCCTGAATATCCACTTCTGATATCGCTTCCCGCAGGGAATTCCACACATCCTTCCAATCACGATCCCAAACTTTGGGCTCGATGCGCACGCCGTAGAGTTTGAGCATTCCTTCAGCTACCCGCGCCGGCCCCCATTGCCCTCCCCCGTGGGCTTCTATCTTGTATGACTGCAGGGCCATGGTGATCATGCAATGAGCTTTCGCAGCCTTGACGTCCGTCAGTGCGGAAAAGTCGACCTCGTTCCAAATGAGCTTCTCGGCGTTGAGCACGTGAACCATCGTCATACACGGATGGTAGAGGTAGTGCCCGAGCTGCTGCACCTGAAATGGAAGCGTGTCGATGGCGCGCAGCACTTTACCGATCATGGCCAGATGCGCAGCGCGGGCAGTAGATCGTCCAACCGGCGTGCGGCGCGTCTCGCTGATGCTGATCCGCTCGCGCACGATTTGAATACGCTCTTCCTTATCATCGCCCAGTGCGGCGAACACGGCTTCATGCCGGCGCATCCGGGCGCCTTTCTTCATCGGTGCCAATTCTGCTCGGTCGATTGCCGCAGTGCTGATCGACGCGTTCGATTCGTGCTGCGCTGCAGTCCATACCTGTCTTGCATCGATCAGTTTCATGCGGCTTCCCCTTTTTTCAGCTCTCTTGTCTTGGCCCGGTATTCGGCCTTGATGGTTTTGATTTCGTCGACGGTGTACTTACGGGGCTCATGAGGCCCTTCGAGCCATGCCACGGTTTCGGCGCCAATGCGCTGCACCAACCGGATGCGGTACTCGACAGCGTTGCCGGACAGGTTGCGGTTGCACTTCACGCACTGGCGGTGGATGTTCAGTGGCTCGAAGCGCAGCTCAGGGCAGGCGCCGACGGATCGGTAGTGACCGGCGTCCCAGCGACTTCCCGTCATCAGGTCGTTGTCGTTCGGCATCGAGTCGCAGCTGATGCATGGCAGGTGCGCGTCACGCAGGCGGACGTACTCGTTCACGGCGGCCTGGGCTTCACGCAAATGATCCGCCCTGCTCTTCAGCCTTTCCTTGCGCGCCTGGATCTCGCGGCGGTCGCGCTGAGCGATGGCCTTGCGAGCTTTTTCCATGTGGCGCGGCGCATCAATCGCCGCGCAGGCCGGGCTGCAAACCGCTTGCCCCATCCGCGATGGGACGAATGAGGCCCGGCAGGTAGCGACTCGGCATTTCTTCGGCTTGGGCTGCTTCCTTTCAATCGTCATGCAGCCTCCTGGCTCAGCAGATCATCGAAGTAAACGCCCTGCGGTGCGAAGCGCGCGACAATGCGGTCGGTGTAGGCAATGCCCTGGGAACGATTAAACAGACTGGTCACCGGGAAGCCGTCCGGCCCGAACAAATGGCACTCGCCCATCATGTCCAGCTTCGTTTCGTACGGGAGGTGACGCATGACGCGGTACCACTCAGCCTGAAACCCAGCATCCTCGTTCAGCAGGATCTGCACGCCTATGTGCAGCTTGCAGTAGCGACGGGCTTCAGCCTCATCGCCGATCTGGGTCATTTCCGCGATGCGCTTGTACATCGCGAACCACAGCCGGTTTTGGTCGAGCGTGCGGTCCTTGCCCGGGCGCAGGGATACCACGACGAACTTCTTGTCGCGGAACATGGCGCTTAGCCGTGTGATGGCTTCGGAGAGCTTGGCCTGGCAGTTAACGCTGATCTTGTCGGTCATGCCTGAGCCGCCTTGCCAATGGCGGCGTCAAGGATGGAGCGAGTCTCTTCAAGCCCGGCGTACTTGCTCCAGTATTCACGCTCCAGCGCGCCGTCGACGTCGGCGATCGCTTTGCGCAGTGCCTCGTTCTCGGCCTTGAACTGGTCGATCCGTGTGCGCAGCACATCCGCGCGATGGCGGCCAAGTTCGGACGCTTGCACGGTGGACTGCACCCAATCGATTTTCTCGATCCACTCCGAAAATGCGTACTCGATTTGCCCAAGACGATCGTTCTCTGCCAGCAGCTCCAGCGCCACCTCTTCCACAGTCTTCTCCCCGAGGAATTCCTGCAGCGCCTCGGTGTTGTGCTTCCAGTCTGCGCAGTCGGCACGGTACGACGCCGCCTCGGCCCACAGCAGCTTCTGGAGTTCCTGTTTGTCGATGCTCATTGAGCCGCACTCCTTGCTTCCAATTGTTCGACCTGCTGAATGAGCAGCGCCCGGCGATCCGCCAGCTCATTGGCCGCCTGAATTCGCATTTCTGTTTTTTCCTCGACTGATGCTTGGCGCATGGCAAGCATCGAATCCTTCACCGCGGCGAGCCTCTCGCGCAGTTTTGGCGAAGGCCGCGCAACCTCACCGGTGAGCAGCGCTACGACGGCCCGACCGTCTTCAGTGACCGGCACGACACTCAAGTCGGCCAGGTACTGCTGAGCGCGCTCCTGAGGGATTCGCTGCATCTGCACGGCTTTGGTGATCGCCTGGGTGCGGCGGCTGGCGTCGAAGCCGACGGACACATGCCAATTGACATGCTTGTTGTCCTCCCGCGCCTGGCCGACCAAACGCTCGTAGGCGCTATTGAACGCCATGCGCGCACCGACCTTGTCGCCGGCATCGAGGACAGGTTTCGCCGCTGCGAGTGCGAGCTGGATCTCGTCGGTCAGCACCACGGTTTCGAATTCATCGTTAGTGGTCATCGCGATCGCCCAGGCTTCGTCCTTTCCCGGCCGGCCGTCGGCAATCTGAACGCGCTGAAGAATGTCAGCCATTGCCAACTTGCCCTTTACCTCAAAGCGGCAGGCCTTAAGCGCGGCTTTGACAACCGGTACCGGGTAAGCACAGAGGTCTTCGGCCATGATCGCCGCGGTGCCTGGGTTCATTTCCTGACCCATGGCCTCAGCGGTGGCGCAGATCGCGGCAGCGAGCCCGGCAACTTGCTGGTCATTCATTTCAAAGGTACTCATTGCGCTCTCCCGCTTGGCGCTTGGCCAAGACCATTTGCGCGGCCTGCTCGGCGGCGGAAACGTTCGCTTCGGTGCGTTCCATCTGGCGCGCGGTTGTTCCGTTGATGCGCTGCCCGGTCACCCACTGGGTGTGGTAGCTCTCGGCATTGGCCAGCAGCTCGTTGAGGCTGTGGCACTTGCGGAGCACAGCGGCATCGCTGGTTTTCAGGAAGTGAGCGGCGACGTGATGGGCGACATCGGCGCCGAGGCGGTCGACAAGTTGCCCAAGCTGGCCACCGACCTTGGCGTTCCACACCGGCCAGGTGCTGTAGCGCTTGCGGTAGGCCATGGCGTAGTTCGCCCAGACCTTGAACGTTTTGCAGGACTGGTCTTTGGGGCCCGGCATGTCAGCGGGAATCTCAACCCGTGGCGCATCGGTGCGATCAACCACCAAAACCAGATTGCGGGCCGGCTTGTCCGGGCTGCCTTGCAAGTCCTGACTGGTATCCTGATTGGTACCCTGATGATTGGTATCCTGATTTGTCGGAGATTTTTCCGACCCTGGCTCGGATTTTTCTCCGACCTTGCTCGGATTTTTTTCCGAGGTAGATCGGATTTTTTTCCGACCTTCGTTCTTTGGTGGGGTCGGATATTTTTCCGACCCGTCGAGCTTCTGATTCCACTCGATCGCTTTATCGGTCAGGCGTAACAGAGTGATATTTGAAGTGCTGGAAAGCTCAATCAAACCGGCCTCTTCCAGGGCCTTCAACATGCGGTAAGCAGTGTCTGGCTTGTCAGTGAGCAGCGGCAGCTCCTCGATGATCTTGGCCTTGCTCAGCGCGAAGAAGATCCCGTCGTCAGTCTTGATTGGCTTGGTCCAGCTCGGGCAGCCGTAGACGAAGGCGAACAGCAGGGCCTGCTGAGAATTCAGCCCCCACTCCAACGCCTTCACCTGATTGATCGTGACGGTAAATTGCATGTCAGGCCTTCCCGACCAGTTTGGCCAGTTCAGGGAAACGATCCACGTACCAGTGAGGCTGTGTCTCTCGGGGGCATTGAGGACTGGTGAGGTTCTTGCCGTAGGCCAGACCCTTCTCAGTCACCGTCCAGAACGGAACCATTTCCTGTTTGGAGTTCTTGCGCTGGAGCTGCTTCAGAAAGCCCTTGGCTTCCAGTACGCGGTTGAACGCAGCGGGTGAAACGCGAATGCCACTGTCTTTCAGCAAGGCTGTGGCTGACTTGGTGGGCATAGAGGATCCGCCGGTAGCATCTGGCGCGGCGTCGACGGCGTAGCCAGGTAGGAACTTCGGATCGAGCCCGTTGTTCTCAGCGATCTTCGTGAGCATGGCCATCTGGCAGGATGGAGCCGGCTTCAGCAGGCGCGTAAAGCACTCCATGATGGCGATCTCGCCAACGACCTTGGTGCCATTGAGCAGAACCTGCTCGCGGGCGCCCTGCTGCTGCTCCAGCTCCCGCCAACGGCGAATCACCTTCATGCGCATCGGGGCGCTGTAGCCGGTGAGCAGGCAGTCGGTGTGTTCGCGGTCGAGCATGTACTCGACCTGCTCCCGGTTTTGTCCGTCTAGATAGATGTGCTCACAACTGAGTACATCTAATTTCAGTTCTTTCAGCATCGCAGCAATGTCGCGCTTCACGTTGGCGTGTCGCTTGCCAGTGACGTTAGCGATCTCGCGGGAGGACATCGTGGTACGCGACACGTTTTCAGAATTGGAAAAACGTGTCGCGACACGTCCGGTATTGTCCTGTTGTGGCTGTGCGTGCATAATCAGCTCCACTTGTTTTACCGCTGTTGAAAAAGCCGACCTCGTACGTCGGCTTTTTTGTGTCTGAAATTCAGGCTGCCTTCACGGACTGCTTGAACACTTCCAGGCTGACGATTACTTCCTCAGCCTCCTTGAGCAGGCTCGCTTTCTCGACCGAGCAGACTCGACCATCAGCCTGTGCGTCGAATGCAAGTCGGGTAACATCGGCAAGATCGGCATGCAGTCGCAGCAGAGCAGCGTTGAGGTTGATCCCTTCCGGCCGCTCTTTCGGGACTAGGTCGAAACCGAACGCTTCTGCCCATGCCTTGAGCGGGCGGAAGTCTTGGGTGAACTTCATGATCCGGTGCAGCTCTTCCACGTTCATGCGGTGGGTGTCGTAGTCCGGGTTTGCCTTCTGGGAAAGAAGCGTCCGTGACTTGAAGTCCGCGCCTTCGGCGATTTTCTTGGTGCCGTGGTCGTCAACCACGTCGTAGATCGCCTTCATCAACTCCTGCATGTCACACCTCAAAAATTGTTACGTGGCTCTGCGCCAGCAGCGGCGCGATCATTTGCTCAAGGAACGGCGGACTTCGATGTCAGGCGGCGGTTCTTTGAACCGGCAGCTGGCACGGAAATGGACGAACCTCCTCCGCTGTCAGCTTTCCGTCCTCATGTTCAATGACCAGGATTTCCCTGGCCGCCTTCAAGGCTTTTGAAATGGCTGGAGCGCTCACGCCAAGGCCCTTGGCGACAGCGGACTGACCAATTCGCCCAACCAGTTCTGGCAGTGGCGTCTTTTTCATGTCATTGCCTCAGCAAACTTTGTCAGATCCGATATTAACCGCCGGTTAGGTTTCTAGCAATACCGGCGGTTGCCGCAAAAAAATTAACCAACGGTTAAATTTCACGGATGAGCAGAAAGAAAGAGTTGTCCCCAGAACTGAAAGCTGAGTGCGACGCCGCGAAGGCGCTTTTCGTATCGAAAAAGAACGCGCTTGGACTGACGCAGGCTAGCCTTGCGGCGGAGGCTGATATATCGGCCGCTGCGGTAGCGATGTACCTGAACGGAACGAATCCTCTGAACGCCAAGTTCGCTGCGGTTCTATCGCGCTTACTTGGCGTTCCAGTCGAACGATTTAGTAAGCGGCTTGCGCGCGAGATCAGCGGGCTGACAACTGTCGCCGAATCGCCATCGGCGTCGACCCTTTCAGCCGCTGATATGGTCCGCCAGATGCTTGATAAGCAGGGCAAAGGGCTTACTGACACGGCCAGACAAAGATTAATGGCCGCCGCTGAAGCGGATGATGCCGGCGGCGCCATCGAGATTGACTACTACCGGCCAGGAGTTGTGGGTGATGAGGTGTGGATCGCACACTACGACGTTCGCGCCGCGATGGGTGGCGGGCAGATCCCGCACGACTATCCCGAAATGCTGCAGGACGTCCGTGTAAGCCCTCAACATCTGCGCGAGATGGGAGTCGAGTTCAAAGAGCATTTCCATTTGAAGATGGTAACCGGATGGGGCCAATCGATGGCGCCGACGATCAAGCATCGCGATCCGCTCCTGGTCGACATCAGCATCCGAGAGTTTGTTGGGGATGGGATCTATATGTTTTCTTGGGAAGGACATCTGTACATCAAGCGTTTGCAGTGGCTGGGCGATGAACAGATCAGGATGATTTCCGACAACGATCGGCATCCACCGCAAACCATTCGGGCAGATGAGACATTCATTCAGGCGCGTGTGTTGTTGGTTTGGAATGCTCAGCTGGTTTAGTGCCTTGAAAGTCGAGGCATCGCACGCCAATTGCTATATATGGGGGAACCATGGACGAAGATAATACTGAGGGAGATCCGTCTCCAGAGCTGGTTAGCTTTTTGGATCAGCCCGCCACACGGCTTGAGCTCGTTCAATTGGTGCAGCCTCTCCGAGGAGTGGTTATTCCACTGTTCCAAGCAGCTCTAAACTCGCTGGTGGTAGTGATCGAATCATCGGCTGACGGGGAGCAAAAAGAAAAGGCAAAAAAAGCTTTTGAGGAGCTTGACAAAATATTTTTGGAGATTGACAAGTTCGACGAGCGATTAGACAACCTATTAGAAGGAAAGCCAACCTGGGCTCCGCGCGCCGAGGAAACTGATAATGACTGACAATATTAGTTATCTTAGGGCAGAGTATGAGCATCAGGCTCAGGTGATCCTGGAGGCTGACCTAGAAGCAAAAAAAGGGGGAGGTAATCCTCCGGGAGGTGGAGATTTGGAAGCTCGTGTAGTCGCACTTGAGAAAACCTCCCTAGAGATTAGGGAGAAGCTCGTGCGGGTCGAAATGCGCTTGGACAGTATTGAATCCAACATGGCTACAAAAGTGGATTTGGCAAATATTGCGTCGAAAGACGACCTCAACGGATTTGTTCGTGCCAGCAGCAAAGATATCCAAGATCTTGCAGTATCTTTCCATAAAACTATGAACGAGCAAACTTGGAAATTTGTGGGTGTTGCCACAGCGCTAGCAGCGATTGCGTTCACTGCTGCAAAATTTATCCATCCGTAAACGTCACCTTTTTTTTCAAAGCCCGGTCCAAGTGCCGGGCTTTTTTGTAGTTGTCAGAAAGGGACCGTCGGCTCTTCTACGTCGACGATCTCTCTTGGCCGATCTTCAACGGCACTAAACTCCCACTTCAGCATCACCGACCCGTCGCCGTTGAATGCCATATCGATGCCGTCTGTTTCTGACAGCAGCCCCATCACCTCCTCCCACTCTCGCTCACCATCCGTGTCCAACCGATGGATCGTCACCCATCGCTGAATCTGAGCGACTGGGTGATTAATCATCGACGAGACGCGTAGCTCAAGACGCTCCAGGGCTGACATGCCACCGCTTTCGAGCCGGTTTTGTTGTTGTGCCATTGCCACCTATTTTCACTCCTGATAGCTGTATATCCATCCAGTACAAACAAATCATACCCAATCCTTACGCAAATTAAATTAACCGCCGGTATTGACGACAATGAAACCGCCGGTTAATTTAAGCTCATCGCAGCAACACACACCCACTGCGAAGTGGTTTCAACAGACCCGCCGCTCTTTAACAACCAGCGCCATGAACGACTACCCGGTCAGTCCGGTTAGGTCACTCCCGGCTCCATCGGTGGGAGGTCAGTAAACCGATGAACAAAACCGCACTTGCCTCTACCGGCGACCGGCGATCCGACAGGCCCGAAAGCCTGCCCACGCGCAGCCAACTGCGACGGCGGACGAGGTTTTGACCGAACTGAGTGAATGACCTGGTAAGCGGGTGCGGAGCAACACGGAATTTTTCACTGATGCACCTGGTGACGGGTGCATTGGGAAAACAACCGAGGGCAAGACGATGCAAGAACAAAAACCGCGCCGCGTGAAGGCGAAGATCACCCGCGTCGTGACCGAGATCGCGATTATCACTCTGGACCGCCTAGGAAACGTCGATGAGTACATCGAACTGGTCGAGGAGCTGGAGTGCGGCGAGATCAGCGAAGTGCACGACGTTCACACGGTGCTCAGCTACCACGACTGACAAACCAGCGCCACGACAGCCTGTCGTTAACTGCCCGATCCTCTCTATGAGAGCGCATCGGGGTGTGATCTGAGTACCGTCTGGCTGCGTGAGAGCAATGTCAGGGCAAACGTCATGCAGATCACACCTCGATGCGAAAGAAGCTGAGGACTACTCACGCACCTTTGCATCTCGATAATAGCTATCACATACGACTTCAAGTAAATCTTGGGTGGCCTCGGTCCGCATGCGCAGGACTGTATCCTCAAGTTCTGCTTTGTGTTCTGGCTGTGAGGAGTATTCCCTAATGTCGTTTGCTAATTTCGTCGACATGTGTGGATGTAGCGATATGTATTGCTCTAGAGAAAGCTCCTTTTCAGGATGTTTCTGTGCGCAAACTTGGTAAAGAGCTGCACCACCGACGGCCATCTCATGTTCGCTGGCAGCATGTGCGGTCGACGCAAAAGTGCAGCCGATAAGCGCGGCGAACACACCAATACGAGCTTTATTCAACGGCATTTATAACTCCAGCTTTCATGTGATAAGGCATCGATGTCGACGCGAGCCTATCGGCCGCACCCTAGCAATTCTTTAGCGCCACCCCACTACCGACACCATCCGAATGCACTCCCCTCCGCGCCCAACGGCAACCAGCGGAGCGGATGAGTGCATCCGAGTTTTGTTGGATCAACCACAGAGGACTCAGTCATGGAATACATGGCAGCTCAAATGGACCGCCAGATTGAAGGCGCCCAGCTCCGGTACGACGCCGCGATTGAAGACGGTTTGCAGCCGGCATTCCCGGTCGGCGACTACGACCACATGATTTTCAACCCGGAAACTGTGGCAGAGACGAAGCGCCAACTGTCTGGCATGACCCTGCGAGATTACTTCGCTGCCAAGGCGCTGCAAGGAATGTTGGCCGGTGATGCGGAGTGGATCGCATCCGAGGACGTTGCTGCCACGCGAGCTTACAAAATGGCCGACGCCATGCTCGCCGCCCGCTCCGCCTAACCCAAACACTGGAGGTCGTCATGCACAACTGCACCGACACACAAGCAGTTTGCCGAGGTTGCGGGCTGAAGCTGCGCGGCTCGCCTTCGTGGAAAGGCGGCCTCGCCTATCACCCCGATCCAAAAGGTGAAGTCCACCGCTGTCATTACGGCGGCTGGGTTTGCTCGCGCCGCTGCGATATCCGCGCCTGCGTCGAACTGGAGGGAACCATGCCCGGTTGCGGTGGCGTGAACAGTTACGAGCGGCTGTCCATTTACGCAAAAGAGAGCATTAAGCGCCATTGGCCGGAGGCAGCATGAACGCAGCACTGAAGATTTGTCAGGCCATGCACGACGCGCAGTTGCCTCCGATGGTGAGCGAGAGCGCGCAGGAAGTGGCTCGGACTGAGTGGCTGTACAACGCTTCCGAGCAGTTGGTGCGGTTCGGCTGCGACGTTTCGTTCCAGCGCCGCATGCGGCCGGCTCAGGGCGTCACGCTGGCCCAGTTCGCTCTGGCGGTTGATGAGCATGCAAACGGACGGCTTGCAGACTGCGAGGTCACCACGGCTTCGCTGGGATTCCTGCTGGTCGCCGCCGAACGCGGCCACGCGGACAAGGTCGCCGCCGCCGAACTCCTCGGCCCCAGCGACCACCCACTGGGCAAGCTTGGCGAAATCGCAGAGGGCCTACTTCGACCCCTTGTCGATGATGCGCTGATCGCCCAGGCCGAGGACAACGAGCTATGAGCAATCAGGTAGCACTGGCTCGGCTGGGCCTTGAGATCGCGAAGATGCGCAAGTCCTGCACTCCGGTGCCGGATCGCACCTTCGTCATGGGCATGATCGAAATGGCTGAGTTCGCCGAGATCATCGACACCCGCACCGCCAATCGTTATCGGGATGCGCTGGACGCCAAGTTCGTCGAGCGCACCACGCATCTGAAAGGAGTTTCGGCATGACAACCCCTCTGGTGAAAACGCTGGTTGATGAGCAGCTCGACGACATCGAGCGCCGCATCGCGATACTCGGCTTCGGCCTGCCCTTCAACGAAGTCATCGGCCGCAAGCGCGAGGATCTGGTCGACAGCCTCCCGCAGCGCCTGTCGGTGACCATGAAGGGCAGACGAATCGCTGTGAGGGCTCGGCCATGAAAATCATGTTCTGGTGTCTTGCCTCTGGCCTGCTGGTGGTTATGGCTGCATACAGTGCGGCTCGCGATTCGTCCCGCGTGTGCCAAGTTCCGCGTTCCACCACCTACCAGGTCTTCCGATGACCAGCCTTCAGCGTGCACGCCGCCTCCTGATTCGGCGCGGATCGTTTCGAGTTCTCGCGATTTACACCTTCCTGATGCTGCTCAGCGCCCTCGCCGACCGCATCACTCAATAAACAAAGCATTCAACCGCTGCGCACCGCGCGGCAAGGAACACTCATGTCCGCTCAAAGCGTGGCGCCGGTGGCGCACGAACGAAATCTTCACGTCTTGCCGCACGCGGCAACCAGCACCAGCGCTCTCGTACTGGACGGCGACAGCCTGGACAAGATGATGCGCTTGGCCGAAGTCATGGCCACCGGCCGCGCCACGCTGCCGAAGCACTTCAACGGCAACCCGGCGGACTGCCTGGCAGTCGTCATGCAGTCGATGCAGTGGAAGATGAACCCATTCGCCGTGGCGCAGAAAACGCACCTGGTGAACGGCGTATTGGGGTACGAGGCACAGCTGGTGAACGCCGTGATCACCACCTGCGCACCGGTGCTGGATCGGCTTCACTACGAATGGTACGGCGCGTGGGAAAAGGTGATCGGTAAATTTACCATCAAGAACGGCGACAAAGGCGAGTACCGCGTCCCGGGCTGGAAGCTCGAGGATGAGCAAGGGTTAGGCGTGAAGGTCTGGGCGACCTTCCGCGGCGAAGACGAGCCTCGCGTCCTTGAGCTGCTACTGGCCCAGGCTCGCACCCGGAACAGCACGCTCTGGGCGGATGATCCTCGCCAGCAGTTGGCGTACCTCGCCACCAAGCGCTGGTCGCGTCTGTACTGCCCGGACGTGATCCTCGGCGTTTACAGCCCCGACGAGTTGGAAGAAACATCGCCAACCATTCGCGATGTATCGCCGGCGCGCGGAGCAGCAGCAGCTGAGCTCCCGCCCTACCCCGACGATAAGCTCGCGGAGAACCTGCCGAAGTGGCAGATCGCGGTCGACGCAGGCCGCTCTGCTCCCGATCACCTGATCGCAACCGTCAGCAGCAAATTCACCCTGAGCGATGAACAGATCGCCAAGATCAAAGCGCTCGCGCCAATTGAAGGAGACCAGGAATGAAAATCCATAATGTCGCTCAGGGCTCCGAAGCCTGGCATGCGCTCCGCGCCAACTACTTCACCGCGTCAGAAGCGCCGGCAATGATGGGCGCCTCGAAACAAATGAAGCGCACCGAACTGCTGCACGCGAAAAAGACTGGCCTCGATCGAGACGTGTCTTGGTGGGTGCAGAAAAACCTGTTCGACAAGGGGCACGAAGCCGAGGCACTCGCTCGACCGATACTCGAAGCACGAATTGGAGAGGATCTGTTCCCCGTGGTCGGCACCGAAGGTGATCTACTCGCATCGCTCGACGGCTGCACGATCCTTGGGGACGTACTTTTCGAACACAAAATGTGGAATGAGCAGCTCGCTGCTGACGTTCGCGCCGGCAGCCTGGACCCGCACTACTACTGGCAGCTCGAACAGCAGCTGCTGGTGAGCGGCGCCGAGAAAGTGA